CTGATAGAGCAACAAATGAAGGTTTAATTCCTCCACGAAGTGCTTTTGAAAATTCTAATATTACACCTGATTTTGGAAATGAGCCAACTATTAGTCAAGATTTACCAAGATTACCAGAAAGTAATATTACAACAAGTCAAAATTCACCACGCTTACCTGAAAGTAATATTACAACAAGCCAGAATTCACCACGCTTACCAGAAAGTACAGTTAATATTAGTCAGAATTCTCCACGCTTACCTGAAAGTGATATAACAATCGCGCAAGATCAAGCTGGAGATGAACCTACTATCGAATATCAGGACTTAGGACCTGAAGAAGACGATTAAGGAATAACAGAACCGATTGCTTGTGGTTCCCACCACTGATATGCTAATGTAGCTGCAAATTCAACAACAGCACCATTACCAGTTGTATTATAATCTAGAGCAGCAATTTCTACTGGATAAATACCAATTAGACGCATTGCTCTAACTTCATTACCATCTCTATCAAAGATAGTAAGATCTGCTACACTTTCTGTATACTTCGGACCATATGCACCAGTTGATTCACCAGCAGAATCTGGAAACGCATTGAATACTGATTGTTGCCAAGTAACCAATTTTTCACGGATATTAAGTTGTTGATCAGAACGGAATGTAACTGCCCAACCTGCACTGCCAGGAAAATGACCAGAACCAGGAACATTAAATCCTAATCCCATAAATGGTACTTCATGGTTATGAATAGCATAACCTGGAAGGTTAGCTGATGTTATAAAAACATTATCGTTTTCGTTTAATACGCCTGGTCCAATACGAACTACACGCATTTGAAAGTCACGCGAGAAATCTCTTGCAACTGCTTGTTTGTAAAAACCACCGATACCCATCCCCATAATTAAATCTCCTTATTCATAATATTATATTGCATCTTTAGCAACCTCATTATACAATTATTTATTAAATGAGCATCCTTTCTTATAAAGATTCAAAGAATTTTAGTTATTTAATTGGTTTAATAGCTGCAGATGGTTTTATACATCCAACTGGACCTGCTGTACATATATCATCTTCACCTAAAGACATCAGTGCCAGAGTACTTTTAGAATCAATAGAAAAATATTTTGGCGGATCTACACGATTATATAATTCAGATAGGAGGTGGGGAATATATGAGAGAAGCTTTAAAAATTTTATGCTTAAGATTGGTTTTACTCCTAACAAATCTAAAACACTTAATATTAAAAATTGGTTCGAAACTCTGTCTGAAGAACAAAAATGGGCATTCTTAACAGGAGTTATAGACGGCGATGGATGTATTCGTTCAGAAAGATCAAAAATAACAAATAATATGGATGCTACACTTAGTTTTGTAAGTGCTTCTAAATCTTTTACTGACATGCTATATGAATTTATAAACCAACCAAAAGCAAAATTAAAATGTTATACAACTAAAAATGGAACAAACATGTATCATATTTCTGCTTATTGTGGAAACATCCCCAAAGTATTTCCTAATTTATATCAAACAGAATTAGGGTTAAGTCGCAAAAAAGAGAAATATTTTCAAATAATAGAGCATTATAAAAACAAAAAACCTTATACTTGGTCTGAAGAACGTAAAACTAAAAACGCTCAACGTCATCTAAACAAAAAGAACTCACTCATATTGCTATAAGTGAGTTCTTCGATTCTATAATTTTCTATTAAATCAGTTCGTTGAAGTCCTGATTTGTACGTGTTGCAATGAAGTTTACTAAGATGAACTCAGCAACTCTTGTTGGCTTGATGTAAATATCAACTACCATCTCATTACGGTCAATAACTTCTGGAGTATTGTTACGCTCATCGCAAACGATAAGATAATCGAATACACCTTCATTATCTCGTGCAAAATCCATTATTGGAGCAATTGCTGCCTTGAATCTTGTACGTGTAAATACTGTATTTTGTTCAAATACAAAATTACGTGCAAGCTGTAATACACCCTTCTCTAACCACAAGAACAATCTACGAACATTCACACGATCAAGTGCGGATGGCTTAGTCTGTAATGTCTTCTGACCCCAAATAACGTAACCATCAGTTGGGAAGAATACTACTGGATTAATACCATTCTTGTATAATAGATCTCTTTGCTTCTGTGTTGGGTTGATTCCAATGTCTAATACATCACTTAGTACACCTCTTGTTAGACCCGCTGGAGCGAACCAAGGGAAGAAGTTAGTATCTGTATTAACCATTGCTCGTGCAATCCATCCTGAAGATGGTGCCCATACAAACTTACCACTGAATAAATCATTAGTCTTAAACCAATTAGCATATGTTGCTGCATAAGATGAATTAGCAGTTGCATATAGATTCTTTAATGGCCAGAAGATATGCTGTGAGAAGTTCTTTGTCTTATCATCGATAACCTTTACATCTCCACGACCTTGAACAAAAATGTAACGAAGTGGATCAGCAATATAAACTGCATCCTTTCGTGTGAATTGTGCAAAGTTATTAAAGATATTGTAAACTGTTTCATACAAATCAGATGCTTCTGAAGCTGTACCAGTTACCTGGTCTAACAATCCATCAGAATCTGCATCGAATGTATGAGGATTTAAAATACCATCGATAAGAACTGTATCATCAAATACCTGTGTTGTTTGATCATATGTTGTACGATTAGTTGCACCAGTAGGCCAATTTGTCATATCAAGTTGTACACCAGTCCAAATTGTACCAAGACCTGCTTCAGGTACTACATCTACCCGAACAAAGTCACGATTTTCTGCAAGTTCAACTGCTCGTGTAAGCTTCAATGGTAGATTACCAATTGCTTGATCTGATTCTGCGGAACAAATCTTATATTCACCAGAACCATAAAGATTATCACCATCTTTTATTAATGTGTTTGAACTTGTAAGATCAAATGTTACTCTTGGCTTACCATGAGGTTCTGCTGGATCAGTTGCTACTGAACTCTCTGCATTTGTTCTTGCTGCTGCTTTCACACGAACCTTTTTAAGAGGTTCTCCTGTTTGACCATCATTCCATACACCACTATATGTTGAAATATTAGGATTAACAAACATTCTAGTATTATTAGAACTATTATTAACTATATCTTCAATATAGAAGTTACGATTTTGGCCGCCAGAGCCACTTGTAATTTTTCTAGTTGCATCGAAAGATCCAACCCAAGATTCAGACAATAGATAATCTAATGTCGATTCATCTGTATTATAGATTGAACGACGTAGACGGAATACTGTAAGTACGATAGAATCTGAAAATCCACCAGATCCAATATTTGCGAAATTCCATCCTGGTAATGTTTCTACTACTTCAGAAATAGATCCTGCACCATCTGCAAATGTTCCAGATAATGAGAATGTAAGTCTGTCAGTATTAAGATTAAGCCATTCATCATTAGCTGTAGTATCGTTAAATACTCTTGCCTGACGAACTACATCAAATTCTGAACCTTTATCAGTCTTCGAATTATCTGCAAGGGCAACATAATATCCTTCATAATTTTCATTAAGAGTAGATTTAAGTTCATTAACAATAATGAAACCTGCATATTGAGCTGCACTTGCAACTGCAAAATCTGTAATTGATAAATTATCTGGAACTTGATCTTTCCAATTAATACCACCTTGTAACCAATTTAGATATGTTGTATCATTAATAACAACGTGAGTTGGTTGACCAAAGTAATAATTCTCACTATTACGTAATGTTGGAAGAGTAGAAGCAGTTAGACCACTAACAGTAGACGATAATACTAAATCACTTGCTGTTAAAGCTGATGTACCAGTAGTTAATGTCCAACGATATGAATCAAAATCATTATCGAGTAAAGTCCAACCAAACTCCCATCCTGGAATACTTGTTCCAAATGTTGCAGATGATGGAATATAATTAAATGTAGCAGCTACATCTGTTGAATCATCTTTATGAGCTGTAAGTGTAATAACTACAGATGAATTATCAAATCCCGCATAATTGTCAAAAACTGCTGATGCTTGCTGGAAGAAGTTAAATGTACCTCCTCCTTTAATACCTGTTACAGCACCAGTATGAGTTGCATGATCAACCATTGTAAATAGTTGGTCTGCAGATACTTGTATAGATGTTGATCCGGTTTGTTGGTTATCATACGGAAATACCGGAAACATAAGTGCGGAATAATTTGTTGTAAAACCATCGCCCGATCCGGAACCATATGGTAGTCGTGTTGTTAAAAGTGTGCCGTTTACTGCCAATACTTGTTGACATGTTTGATAAAAATAACGTTCAGCTGCATTAGTTGGTTGGCCGTAAATTTGCTCAAGTTCCGAATTAGATGTTATATTAATTAATTCATCAGTTGGACCTTGATTCGCATAACCAACAGCAAATACTGTTGTTCCAACAGGTAGCTGTGTATTTTGTGATAAATCAATTTCGCGTATCTCTACGCCTGGACTTTCGATTGTTCGCATATTCTTTCTCCTTAAAAATTACAGAAATCTTAACTCTATGTAATTATTTATAAGTTTTTGGTACAGAATTTTTTAAGTTGATACAATGAATCCATTTATAAACGTTCACTCGTATCATTTAATAATTCTATGTCCATTTGATTGAATACAAATGTGAAACTACAACTTAGTTGCTCGGCGTCTCTATAATCATAATTAAGCTCAGCAAGATTTGTTATAAATGCGTATTTAAATAA